ATGAAAGGAACTCTTTATTGCACTAAGTGTGGAACAGCAAATGCTGCTGATGCCAACTTCTGCTTCAATTGCGGCCAGCCGATCACTCACGCGCAATCCGAAACCAACAGCATCGAAGAGTTTATAGACGTAGAAGATCCCGCCCATTTAACGTCGAGGCGCGGCGGCAATGATCCCACCACATCGGCCACCGCGCCGCTGAAGGTGGCCAAAAAGTCGCACAATTTCATAGTGAAACATTGGCGCGGAGAATACTCTCTCGCAGTCTCTTATTGGCTGTTCGGCTTTTTGATCGCAATCTTCGTAGCGATCCTGCCTTTTGCCCTGGGTGAATTAAGCAACGCGCTGAATCTGGGCACTGAGACACAAGGCACCCTCATCCTAGCCAACTACGCAGCCATAGCTGCGGTGTCGGTTTGGCAGATCGTTGGAGTTATCCGATCCGCTTCGGCCTACGTTAAGCACGGCGGCAGGTATATTTGGGCAGCGATGGCCACCCTGATGGTCTGCCTTGGTGCGCTCCGCTTGGTTAATAGCTTTATCGTTGACGGTGCCCCCCTTATCCGGGAAGGGATAAATATGATTCGCGGTACTGACAATATACCCGCGTACTCTCTCCGGCTGATGCGCAACGACACCGAATTAGAGCTAGCCGGGGGTATTCCCATCGGCACCACCACTGCCGTACGGAATATGCTGGACTCTTCCCCTACGGTCCGAGTCATTCACCTGAATAGCGCAGGCGGGCGAATTGCGGAGGCAAACAAGCTCGCGAGCCTGATCTCCGAACGCCAGCTCGTCACATACACCCGCACCAGCTGCACCAGCGCTTGTGCCATAGCCTTCCTCTCCGGCCGCGAGCGTTATATCGGCGAGCAAGGCAGGATCGGATTCCATAGTGCTTCCGTAAATGGAGCTACTGGCAGTGATGAGCTTAACGTCAATGCCAGTTTCAGGACCGCGCTCTCCCGTATAGGTGCAACACCACAGTTCGTTGCGAAAGCGATTAACACCGGCCCGCAGGACATGTGGTTCCCCACCACGGACGAGTTGAAACAGCAGAACGTCATTACCTCGATAGTGGATTCTCGGAACTTTGCCCTGTCCGGAACCTCGGACTGGCAAGATGCCAATAAGATAGAGCAGTCTCTGTTGAAAACACCCGTTTACACTGCGCTATCCATCTACGATACGGACAACTACGCCAAGTTAAGGAAAACGGTGGTCGCGGGAGTGCAAGCAGGCCGCTCAATGGCCGAAATACAAACGGACGTCCAGACGCTGTTCACAGGCTCGATTGTTCCGAGCTACCTGATCCGAGCACCCGATCAAGCCCTCATCCGCTACTGGCGCTCCCAGCTCGCAGAGGTGAAATTCTTCGGCAAAACAAATCCAGGCCATTGCTTGACTTTCATTGGGCTGGACAGCAAAACACCCGCAGTAGAGTTGATGGCGAAGGTGCCGAAGGATCTGGCCACTGAAGATCTCGCCGCCCTAACGGAAGTAATCGTGCAAACAGCCAAAAATCCGATAACAGCACACCCGATCTCGAACTACGACAAAGAGTTTGAAGGAGTGCTGCTTGCAATGATGGAGAAGGATCGCCATTCGGTGGAGGTTATTGCAGCCCCAGAAAAGTTCTCTAATGACCCGGCCACTACATGTAACAGTATGATCCTACTTTACGACACGATCCTTTCACTGAGTGACTCGAAAAAAGCGGCAGATCTGTTGCGAAGCGTCGCCCAGGACACCAAACGTTGAGCCAAAGATTGGTCATTACTGAGTAATGAAAATGATCATGGCAGACAGGGGCCTGCGAGGCGCGAAACCTCACAGCCCTGTCAAATACCGGTGAGTTCTCACAGATTTTGACATCCCGCCCCCCTACGACGTGGCGAAATGATTCTCTACGCATGCATTTCATCACCCAACGCTCGCCACCCTCCCTACTTTTAAATTACTGTATATCCAAACAGTATAAATCCCAGTAAGGACGACCAGCATGATTGAAGACAGTGGCGTGATCCCCATCGATGAAGACGACGTGGTCCTGATTCCCGTCGTGGCCTGGAGCGACCTGTCGCTGTCCCACTGGTCGAAGTACTGGACGCTTCGGCCCAACGGCAAAATGGGCTGCACCGCTTGCCAGGGCGAGCAAGCCAGCAGTCAAAACTACCTGCCCTTCATCCATGAACAGCATTGCCGCCTAAAGGTGGACGGAGCCCAACGCCCTTGGACTCACCTTAAGCAGATGCTGGCCAACCTTTCCGAGGAGAAAGAACAGTGTCCCTTCTGATCGACCCGGAATATTGCGGCGTCGATTACGACGCTGAAAATTGGCTCGGAAATCCGACAAGAGAAGAAATGCTTGAGCATCATTGCAAACTCGTAGAGGCCGAGTGCGATGACATGCGGTTAGCTATCGAACGATACCGAGAGAACCAGGCAACGCTGATTAATATGCTGACCGAGACGATCTGCGAGCGGGACCATCTGAGACAGGAACTGGGGTCAACCGTAAGGCAATTGGCGATCTTGCGCGACCAGGCGGACTCGGCTGGCTGGCTAAAAGGACTGACCTCGACCGACCGGCAAAACTATCAGTTAACTGAGCAGAATCGGTATCTGCAGGACAAGGTACTCAGGCTTTCAGCGGGTAGCGGTGAACCGCCGCCATTTTGATGGACTGGACGGGAGGCCTCGAGCACGGCTAGTGGTCAAGGCCTCCCGTTGTTGCCGCTACAGCTTTCGGTTTACGTATCCTGACGAATCGGCCGACACCACCATGACTGCGCATACCAGCGCTCGCCATCAAACTCGATACCGCTAAGCGTGAATCCTTCGGTGGCCATTGCAGAAATCGTCGCATCGTACATTTCCCTAAGAAGCGGACGTCTGTTGCCGAAGATCTCCGTCACCCTTGCCACATTTGAGTGGCGATGCAGGGCCTCGCAGACTTCATTTCTGATGACCAAGTCGCCACGGATGACGTTCGTACGCTTGACGGGCAGCGCCCTTAGTGTGGCGCCCATGCTGCGCCGAGGGGTAATGAGGAGATGCATAGCAATCGCTCGATACTGGATATGTATCCAGTAAACTAAGCTTGCGATTTGCGGTCAATACTGGATGACCGGAATTCGACGGGTGACGCGATGTGTGGGCGAATTGTTCAAAGCTCAGGAATGGATGACTTCTTCAGCGAGCTGGCGCCCAGGTATCGCAAGCTTGGCGCCTATGACCATGAGCCCCTCGAACGATACAACGTCGCGCCGTCGACCCGAGTAGACATCATCCGGTCCGTTGACGACGGAATCCGTGTAGATAAGGTTAAATGGGGATGGGCGCCATTCTGGGCGAATGCCACACGACCGGACCCTATCAACGCCAGAGTAGAGACTGTTGCGTCAGGGAAGTTCTTCAAGCAGCTCTGGCCGAAGGGCCGAGCCCTGACGCCAGCAAACGCCTGGTACGAGTGGGTGAAAGATCCGGATGACCCTAAGAAAAAGCAGCCATACCTCATCCGCCTGAAAGGGGGCGTGCCGATGTTCCTCGCGGCCTTGGCCCAGGTCCACACGGACATGGAAACGAACGAAGGCGATGGCTTTGTGATCATCACTGACGCCAGTGACAAAGGGATGGTCGACATCCATGACCGGCGCCCGGTAGTGCTGGGGCCAGAGGATGCGAGGGAGTGGCTGGAGCTTGACCTATCTGCCGAACGAGCTCTCGAGCTCGCCCGGCATACCAGGCCGGTTGAGGATTTTGAGTGGTATCCCGTCGGGCGGGAAGTGGGGAATGTACGCAATCAGGGCCCAGCGCTAATAGTACGTTCGCCCTGATAGAAGTCGACATACGCTTACGACGGTAATTTATTGCGGAATCTTGTATCCATCTACTCCTTTTATTTTTTTTTGTAAAAACGTAAACCCGCCAGACTGTGCCTTGGGCCAACGACCCTTCATATAAGAATCAATAAGGATTTCGTTTTCCCCGCCGGAGAGTTTGGACGCGTAATAAACGCATTTACCAAGCAGCCTCGCCTGTTGTTTTGAGGGTAAGCCTATTAAGTTTACCATTGCAGGACTCAACGCCATTCCGATACCAATTACCAAAGCAGGAAGACCGTATCTACTCTTTAGCTCTTCGTTAACGATACTCAACGTTTCATTTAAACAACTTTTGGCTGCACGATTGGCAGCATAGATAGCGTCAGCCTCAGCGTCAAAGTCTGCAATTCTAAAGAAAGCAAGAACACCATCCCCTAGATACTCCGTAACATGTCCATCTTCAAAGCTCAATGTTAGAGCTAGGGCTGGGAGTAGAGAGCTGGTTTCATAATATACGCGCTGCAACTCCGTGACCTTTGAAACCTTTGGATCAATACGCTGTAACAAATGAGAGCTTGAACCTCTCAAATCGATTACGACCGCGACAAAGTCCTCTACCTCTTCTGTTTCCGAAGTAACCAGAGGATGGCCAGGAATTAAAGATGGCATTGAATCAAAAACTTCCACAGACTTAGCTACCGCCTCTTCAAGCGCCAAGTCAGAACCTTTGCGGTCCCATCGCGCTTCCGCTTTATCAAGGCAGTCTGATACAAGAGCATGGACCCTTCGAGCCTGGGATTTATTTAGCATTGGGGATCAGGCCTCCATGGTAACTATAGATCATTAAGATCATTGCTATAGCGATCCACAGGAACGTACACTTTAAACTAAACATAAACCGGGAAATTTTCACATCGCGTATGTATGACACCTTCAGCAACTCAAAAATCATCTCAGATTCTAAATCATCGTCACTGCCAGGCATTGCATTTAAAACCTCCGCCACAGAAAAATTGGATTTTATAGGGAAATTAAAAAAAACATCTACCAAGCCTACACTAAATAGACCTGACCCATGATAAATCCCCGTGCCAGTATCACCAAGCACATGCGTAGCAGGGGGCGAAAGAGCCCCTACTGCATTGAACAAGCCGATAAATGATAGTAGCCACAACAAACCAATTACCAGCACTGGAAACAGAACATAACAATTATTGCTATTAATTAATATGAACTGTGCAATCACTGGGACGGCTGTAAGCGGTGCAAATATTACCACAAACAGAAATCCGAGCTTTACATCTGTAGCCCGGATCGTTGCCTGAATATCTGCTACGGCACTGTATAAGAAAAGCAACCTATTACTCATGATGTATTCCGTTACAAGATGGCACGGCGCCACCACATATAACATTAGCCTGATCGTTCTCGATGAGCCACATATTTTTTGGTCGGCTTACGTCGAGACCAGATCAAAGCGACATCTATTCGTAAGGGATGCGGGCGAAAAGCCCCCCTAACGCCGCAGGCTCCCAGTTCATGATCACCAGTTCGCCGGAGATATCGGCCTTACCCTGTCTCTGATTAGTTGTGGTGTACCGAATATCTAGGGTCTCGAATTGAAAACCCTCAAACGCCTGGCGTATATCAGGATGGTCATTGATGCTGACCATCACCTTGCCTTTGCAGCGCCGCATGAACTCAGCCATCCGCACGTAGTTGTCGAACGGAAAATCCACGCCGTACCCAGCGGTCTGCCAGTACGGCGGGTCCATGTAATGGAATGTGTGCGGCCGGTCGTAGCGCTCGGCGCATTCAAGCCAGGGCAGGTTTTCAACGTAGGTGCCGGACAGGCGCTGCCACGCCCCCGAGAGATTCTCTTCAATGCGTAGCAGGTTAATGGTCGGGGCCGTGGTCGCGGTGCCGAACGTCTGGCCTGAGACCTTGCCACCGAAAGCGTGCTGCTGCAGGTAGAAAAAGCGGGCGGCGCGCTGAATGTCTGTGAGGGTTTCCGGGCGGGTCATCTTTTGCCATTCGAAAATCTGGCGCGAGCTGAGTGCCCATTTGAACTGACGAACGAATTCTTCAAGATGGTTTTGAACAACGCGATACAGCGTAACCAGGTCGCCGTTGATGTCGTTGAGGACTTCAACTGGCGCAGCCTGCGGACGCATGAAATAGAGGGCGGCGCCGCCAGCGAACACTTCAACGTAGCATTCGTGGGGCGGGAAGAGAGGGATAAGACGGTCGGCCAGGCGGCGTTTGCCACCCATCCAGGGGATGATCGGACTGGTCATTGAAAGCAAGCCTTTACTGTATGGATAAACAGGCACTAAACTCCCCGCGCTTTGTGCACGAAGCGGGAGCCTTGGCTGGACTTGCAGGGGTTGTCTGCGGTTCGGCGACCCGGCGGCATGTTGACGCATGCTGTCGGGCCGCTCCTTTTGATTCGTGTTTCTAGCCTTCTATGCCACTGCCTTGTGAGTGACGGGAAGGAACGAAGTCCAGGCGACTCGCTCCTGATCGCTCATCAGCTCGAACGCCAAGTCTTCAACCTTCATGCCTCCAACGCATGCGGCATAGCGCGGACCACCGCCGATCCGTAGCCCCAAGTGCATCAGGCTTGCCCGGCGCTGATCTGCCCCCATGGCCAGCAGCATCTCGTAGAACAAGGCATCACAGACTTCGCGCGGCAGTTCGTTGCGGCAATACAGCATGTCGTGGATAACACCGCAGGCTCGGTCCTCGATGCCCTGAAGCAACGGCGCGACGAGCCACGGCGTTGAAGCCAGATCAGTGATGAAATAGCGAGGCGCCGTGTAGATCGTGCCGTCGATGGACTGGTACCGGAAATCGGTTGCCAGTACCCACTCCCCCTTCGCATACGCCTGCAGGAGCAGCGGGTCGAGAAACTTGCCATTACCCATGTGGGACCTCGTCGGCGCAGGTCACCGCGATGGAATTAGGTGCGATGGTCGCGTTAACGAGTATTCGATTGGCGATTCGGGCAGGATTGGGCACCGCGCAATAAGCAGAAACGGCCGAGCTGGTTGCCTGAACGACCGTGCAGCCGGACGTAACCGCCACTGCGGCGAGGATTAGTAAACGCTTCATGGCACGTCCTTGAAAAAAGTGTGATTGCCGATGAAGGCTGTTTTCTTTGCCTTCGTTGCCCAAGCTGGGGCTTTTGGCATCGAAGCCGCGTGATAATGCGTTGCCCCGCCAGTGGGGTCCGGTTGCTTGTTGTCGATCACCTGGTCAGCGGCGCCACGGGCCTGGGCAAGTTCGCGGAAAGGAATATCCCGAGCGCCGGACAAAAACGGGTAGTTCGGGTCGTTTTTGTTCCAGCAACTGAATTGCGAAGGCGCCAAGCACACCCCGGCGTAGCCTTCGCCCCACCAGGATTTATCCTTGCCATCGTTCACGCGGTTGCGGATCGTCCACGCCACGGCAATCTGCCCGGCCAGGCTCTCGCCACGGGCTTCGCCCCACAGGGTGCGGGCAAGGGTGTCTCGGTCTTTCTCGGTTACCGGCATTGCATTTCTCCAGGCGAAAAAAAACCGCTCGAGGCGGTCGGGTAGCTGAAATTTGTAGTCGATGGGTCAGACGGGCCAGCCCTCGTCGAGCATGCCCTGGGTAATCGACCCGCCTGCCACGGCAGCGAGCAGATCGGCCTCACGGTCGAAGCACGCTTGCACGAAGGCACGCACTGCAGACGCTACGCCGATGATCTGAGCGCCGGTAAGCTCGACAAAGCCCTCAGCTGTTTTCCAACGGATCGAATAGCTGGTGTCGAGCATCGCAGCCAAGGCCGCACCAGTGATAAGGCCTTGGCTGCGGTCGTCGGTGGCAATGGCCATACCCTGCACCGTCGTACCGGCCATTTCTGCCGTGTAGCGACGCGCGGCGATCAGGCTGGGCCAGTCAGGTGTGAGGGCAGGCGCTGGTTCTGGCGCAGCGGCAAGCTTGACCCACTGGCCTTGCCACTGCGCTACTTGGGTGCCCGTGAGTTTGGGCGGCGCAGAAGGCGTTGAGTTGGGCGGCATCGCCTGGCCGTCCTCGACTTCTACCTTGCCCGAGTACAGAGCGTTATCACCCCACCGGTATACCGTGATCATGCCAATTTACCTTTGATATATGTAGCGGTAGGATTTGGGGTTGCCGTAGACGGAGGAGTCATAAAGTTAGCTAGCGTGTCGTATGAAAATATAGGGAATTTATAGCCGTTGTTCCCTTGTACAAAAAGCAACGATGCCGCCCCAACAACTAGGCTCTTGTAAAAACTCGTCCCTGTCTGCCCCCTCAAAGACCAAGTCAATCCGCCATCATTAGAAACAACAGCGCTGCTTGTGACGCACGGAAGAATTATGCACTTACTTTGGGGAATGACCACAGCCGAATTATCGGTATACACGCCAGCGCCGCTAGGCAAAACATAGTTAAGAGCCCAACTACCCGATGCCGCCGGGGTAGTCGTCGAAAACAATATGGTAGTATTTCCACCATAGAGAGCGTAATAAACACCGCCGTAATAAAAAATATTTGAAAACGCATATCCAGGATTTACATTATTCCAAGTGATACCGTCCAGACTGTAAGAGTATGCCGAAGTACCTGAAGCCTGGGCGAATATGTATGTGCCTGCCTTTGTAAGCCAGGTGGCACCGATCGTAGTGAAGGTGCTACGGGTAGTCCATGTAATGCCATCGGGCGAGGTGTAAAATGTACCTCCTGTAGTACCGATAGACCAGACGATGAATATCGTCCCAGTCCAAAATATGTAAGGCGATTGAACTGTTGCTGGCAAAGAGCGAGAAGTCCATGTCACGCCGTCGGTGGATGTTTGGATAGCTGCCGAGCTGGCAAACGTCGCGACAAAAACTCCGTTTCCGCAAGCCAATTGGTAGGGCTGCGCTGGGAATCCAGTGAGGCGTCTGGTCCATGTGGCACCTTTATCGGCAGACGTGACGCAAGGAAATGGTGAGTTGCTCATCAACGCAATTATTAGGCTGCTATTGTCCGTCTGTGCTATCTGTTGATAGCTGGTGCTCTCCGATGGAACTGTAGGATCGATACTGGCGACAGTTACAGTCGAACGATCAGCGTCCGCGAGCGAGCCCAACAAGGTCGCCAAGTCGGGAAACTGCGACTTTGCATACACTGTACGATTGCCAGCGGCGTAAGTTGCGTCAGGCGCCCGCGCCGTAACCAGAATATCCCCGACAGATTGACCAACGGTGCCCCATTCAACACCGGTCTTAGCCGCGTTAATACGAAGAACGTCAAATGCATTCTTACCGGTGAAGGTTGGGATGCCCGCAGCGGCCTGTGAAGCCGCTGCGTAGATCTGCGCATTGATTGCAGACTGCGCCGCGTTGTTTGCCTGAGTGGCTGCCAGCACCACCTGGGTGGCGCCGTTCGAGGTTGCCAGGGCTGCTTGTGTAGCGGCTGTCTGCGCCGCGAGTGATGCGAGGTTAGCGCTACTCGCGGCGGCATTCTTATAATCCAGCGTTAAAGCTACGGTGTTGCCCATCCAGGCTACAGCAGTATTCACCTGAATGCTGAACGGCGGCAGTGCGGCGGTGAAGGTGTCGGCCTTGGCAGAATAGTCTGGCTGCGCATCGGCACGCGTGGGCGCCACAGGCAAAGCATTAATAACAGGAACATCCATTAGATAATTGCCTCCACAGTAATCGAACAGTCGGAAACAGTCGGCCCCGAAAGCACGATGCTGAAATCCTTGTAATAGCCAAAGAGAACGGTGGCCTCGTAAGTCTCCTCGCCGATCCAAACCACCAACGTAGAGCGAAACTCAGCCAACAAGCGACGGATACGAGATACATCCTCGGTATAAATCGACACGTCGAATTCTGCGCGGTTTGAATAGGAGCGAGGCGTAATGACCGTGTTGCCGAACTCATCTGTCGTCTTGCGGCTGTAATCGTTGATTCCTACGGACGAGCCATACAGCGCGACACCGATCTCCTGCTGCATCCCCACCACCAGGTGCCCAACGGCCGCCTGCCCTCCCCCCGCATCAACCGTGACGATGATGTCGGCTGAACCGTAGGCTGGCAGGTCAAGCAGAACGAAGTCAGTTCGAACGCCGATGGGTGAGAAAAAGTAGTCGTACCAATTGCTAACCCCGGCATCGACCAAGTTCACTTTCTCGATGTACACCTGCCCGTCGAAAGGATCGACCACCTTCACGGTGACCGACTTGCCCGCGACGTTGAACATCGCAATGGAGTTGACCACCGCCCCCGGCCTGATCGTGACGGTGATCGTTCCGGGATTGGTGGTGAGCGATTCGATCTTGTCATCGAACATCCGCCAACGATTGTCAGCGCCAATCAATTGCCACTTGGCCGGGCTGGCTTCCGTCACAACTTCCTCACCCGGCTTCACGCCAGCGGCAACAGCCGCCAGCGCCTCGTACACCTTGTGGTTGAGTAAGACCCGCGCGCCGATGGCGTAAGTGGTCGCTGCCGCCCATGCCGGATACTCACTTTCAGGAACGTTGCTGCTGATGAGTTTTGCCTCGGCGATTGCCACCGGTTTAATCAGCCTCATAGTGTGTAGTCCCGCTCTTTCGGAGTGCCCTCGTCGTCCCACTTCCTGATCAACGCGCCCAATTGCTGCGTGTTCTTCGCGATCTGGAACTGTGCCTGTCGGTTTTCGGTGCGCAGCTGCCGGACCTCAGCAAGTAGCGCTGTGTTGTTGCTGCTGTCGCTCACAGACGCCCTTTGATTTGCACCGTAAATCCGGCTCGGGCTGGCCACATCAAGCGTTGGCCCCGTCTGACCGACAGCACCACCCGTTGCGAAAGCCGGAATCAAACCGGAGTTCATCTGATCGAGCATGCCGGTGCCGAACATACGAACAGCATTGGCACTCATGACGTACTCACCGTTGGAGAGGCGAGCAATGATGCTGTCTGACGTGCCGGTGCCAGGACCCGCTATAAGCCCGCCCATTGCGTACTTGGGCAGCTCGCCATTTGCCTGGGCATCAGCTTTGATCTGCGCGGCCAACTGATCAGAGGTCATCGACCCGGCCTTACCACCCCAGTAAACCGAACCGGCATAGTCCGCATCGCGGCCGAGCACCGCCTGATAGATCGCGTTGATGTCGTTGTACCCAGCCCCGCCCGCCGTGCCGGTATAGCCACCGCCAGTGGCCGCAGCCGGGGGCTTATTCGCAGCAGCGGCAGCCGCCGATGCTGCAATGGCTGCCTGCACAGCGGCGTTGAAGGCGTTCAGCGCCTCAGTAACACTTTGGATGGAAGTGTCGATGCCGTTCAGCGCATCCAGTTGCTTCTGAGCAGCCTCGAGCTGGTCGTCCAATTTCGTCATCTGCAGGTCGAACTGATCCTTGGCATCCGCGATCTGCTCCTGCACGCTCTTCAGCAATTGCTGCTGTGCGGTCAGTTGCACACCGTTGATGGCATTCAACTGAGCAACCACGTTCGCTGTACGGCCCTGCTCGCGGGTGAAATCCTCCAGTGAGCCGTACATGTCGGTCGTGTTGGTGCTGACCGCCGTCAGAGCGTCGTCCAGCCCGGAAAAGCCAGACAGCGAACCACCGGCCTGAGCCGTGGCCAGGGCGCTCTGCAGTGTGGCCTTGGCTTGCTCGCGCAGCATTTTGACTGTCGTGTCCGACGTGCCATTGAGCGACTTCAACGCAGCTTGCAAGGCATTGCTGGTATTCGTCAGCCCAGACACATTGGCCTGCGCGGTGGACAACATGTCGTTCAACGACGCCACGCGGGCGTTATAGGCCGTTGTGAGTGCGCTTTTCTCGGCTGCTACCGCCCGTTGCAGCGCGCTCATGGCGTTGCTGGCATTGGTCAGCGCCGCCGTTTTAGCCGCAGCCTGTACCTGCTCCTGAGCCTTGTAGAACGTGTCTGCCGAACCCGCCAGCGCCATCATCGTGTTGTACAACGTCTTGCCGGATTCGGTTGTCCGGTCGATACCCTCGACCATCGCCCGATACCCCTCACGACTCGCTGGCAACGTCACGTTCGCTTTTTTAAACTCGGCGGTGACCTCGGCGACGGTGCGCGCGGTGTTCTCCGACTCGCTGTAAAAGGCGTCGTAATACGTCTTCTGACGGGCTTCAATAATGTCGTAGGCCTGGTCAGCTGTAGAGGCGAGGGTCATCAGCGTGACAAACAGTTTGCGGCCAGCCTCGGTCGACTTGTCGATGCCTTCAACCATGGCCCGGAAGCCATCACGGCTATCGGGCAGCTTGATATTCAGACCGTCGAACACGTCCTGAATGTCACTGATGGCATCAATCGACTTTTGGTTATCCGAGAAGAAAGCGTCGTAGTAACCGCTGACCGACTTCTGCAGTTCCTCAAACCCACCGCCCATGGCTGAAAGCTGCTCAGCCATAAAGCCGCCCGTCACCGACATGTCGTAAAGACCGATGTTGACGTGCTTGAGCATGGTGTTCACGTCGTACAGGTTCTTTACGAACGCCTGCAGGCCAACGTAACTGAACCCGCTGACACCCGCATCGGTGGCCTTGGACACAGCGACAACGACCTGGTCACCCAACAGCGCGAACCAGTGATCGATCTCGGCCTGGATCTGCTCTGAGGTTTTACCTTGGGTGCTGATCTGGGCAGAGGCCATGTTGAGGCCGTCCATCACGCTGTCGTTGAGCTTGACGCCCAACTGCGTGAACAACGCCATCGCGCCCATGACCGTGGTGTTGTATTGACTGCCCAAAGCATCTTCGGTGTCGTCCGGCAGCTCGTTGTACAGATAGCGAGTTTTGGAACTGCCCGAAATCAGGCCGCCCTTCTTTTTCTGCTTCGTGTACTGCAAGGCATCGAATTCGCCCGCCTTCACCGCCAGCTGGATACCCGCGTCCTTGGTTTCATAGCCGGTGCCGAACAGCTTGGTACCGACCTTGCTCCATACCGCCTGGTACAACGTGGAACCGGTGAGGATCGCCGCTGCCTTGCCGCCAACGATCTTGCTCAGCGCGCCGTCGACGATCTCGAACGCCTTTGCGGTCAGGGTCGGGATGCTCATCACCACCTTACCGAGGCCGGTGCCACCGGCACTGTCGTACATTTTGCTCGCGTCGGGTCGTACACCTGCGCTGTACAGCTTGCCGGACTGGATCATGCCCATGAGGACGGCCAGCGGCCACATAGAGGCGGCGCTGCCCAGCGCACTTGTGGCGCCGGAGCTGGCACCCTGCGAAGCCGCCGCCGTGGCAACACCCTCGGTGGCTGCCTGCTGTACAAGCCCCGCCGCAATCTGCTGGCCCGCTGCGTCCAGAGTGAACTGGCCCACGGTGGACGCCACACCTTCGGTGATGCCGTAGTTCAGCGCGGCCTGAGTGGCCGCCTGTTGCGCGATCTGCAACGCGGTCTGTTGGCCCAACAGCGTCGCCATGCCGCTCTTTGCAATGTCGTACAGGGCGCTGACTTTATCGGTGTAGTAAGTGACCCCGGCTTTCGCAGCGCCAGGAATGCCAGCCTCGGCATAACCGGCGACGACCTTGGCACCGACACCGGTCACGATGTTGTAAGCGCTGTACAGTTTGTTGGCCACCGAAGCGATGCCACTTGAACCACTGCTTGAACCGCCTTCGCCATTCAAAGCACCGATGACATCGCCAATGCCACCGGACTTATTGGTGCCCAACAGGTTGTTCGCGAAACTGATCAGGATCGGCTTGGTGATGGCTTCGTGAGCCAGCTCCGCAAGCATCTGTTTGAAGCCGTCGAGCAGGCCCTCGGAAAAGCCCTTGAAGCCGTCACCGACGTTCAGCCACATGTCAGCGAACACCTTATCGACGCGATCTACCGCCGCCTCGGTCAACCGGCCCCAGACCGTCAGTTTGGCCTGATTGTCGTCGTATTCCTGGCCGAGCTTGGTCAGCGACTCCCGGTACAGATCGGCCTTTTCGGGGTACTGAGTGATGGCCTCATTCAGCGCTTTCTGATCTTCTGCATAATCCTTGAGCAGTTTGAGCTGCGGATTGAGCCGGTCGACCAGGTCATTGGCTTTGTTGGCAGCCTCCAGCGCCTTGGTGGCCTGCACCTGGGCTTTGGTCTGTTTGAGCAGTTGGTCGTATTCCTTGCTGCCAAAGTCGATGTTCTTGCCCGCCAATGCGACGGTCATCGATTTTTGCAGGTTGTACGCCTCCAATGCAGAAGAACCCTGCAACTGCGCCTTGGCATGGGCAACCAGGTCAGAGGTTTCCCGTTCCAGATCGTACGCGGCCTTGCTTACGCTCAAACGGTCCTGCGCATCGCGCTCGGCGTTGAGTTTCGCGATGACCTCGGTGCGCGCCGCAGCCCCGGTCTTTAGCAGCGCCTCTTCGGCTTTCTGCTGAATCGACAGCTCGCGAGAACGGTCGACGCCATCAAGGTAAGCGTCCGCCAGGCCCTGGGCCGAAGCGATGGCGATGTCAGCCTGAGCCTTCAGATCCTTCAGCGCCTTCTGCCGGGCCTCCTCTTCTGAGGCGGCCTTTTTGGTGGCACTGGTACTGTCCTTGGTGGCCTGAGTGGCGGCATCGTCCGACGCTTTCTGCGCATCCCTGGCAGCGCCGAGCGAGCGGATGGCGACAATCTGCGCCTCGGTGAGATCCTTGTTCTCCGAGATAAACCGGTTGGCCTGCTCGGTGAACGTCTTGTCCTGCTGACCCTGCAATTGCTTGGTCATGTCGGCGATGTATTTCTCACCGGCAGCGGACGCCATCGTTTTGGCTGCGGTGTTCTGGTTCTGCGACGCCGTGTTCTTGTCGGTCTCAGCTGTCAGTGAAGCCAGGGTTTGCTGCTGTTTCTGCAGCAAGGCGCTGAGCTCGGACACCGGTGCCTGGCTGGACTCCAGCGACCGCGCCATTTCCTCGGTGACGCCGGGCATGGTCCGCAACTGATCGGCGACCGCCTTCCAGTCAACGGCCACACCGGCGGCCTGGTCCTTGGATGCCGTGCGAACCAGTTCCAGGGCAGCCTGAGTATCCGCAGGCAGATTGACCAGGCCGGACATGAGCCCGTCTGCACCGGCGGCGCCCATGCCACGCAAGTCATTTTCAAACTTGTCTGCCATCGCCCCGGACATCTGCCCGATTTTGTTCTGTGTCTCTGCGATGGTTGCCTGCAGCTCGCGCAGGGTCACAGCCTGGGTGGCACGGTTGAGCTTTTCAAATCGCCCGATCAGCTTATCCATCGGATCAGCCAGATCGCCCAGGCGCTTTTCCAGATCAGCCGTGTTGTCGCGCAGGGTGAAGAACGCAATCGCGGCGCCCGCTGCCAAGGCCGCGAGCCCGGCAGGACCGCCAAGGAATCCGAGCACAGTGCCGCGCGCAGCGGTCAACCTGGCCTGAGCAGCCGCAACCTGATCAGTCGCGGCCTTTTCTGCCATCCTGGCTTCGGCAAGCTGGATCGACATTTGCGTTTGCACGGCGGTACCGCGCGCGGCGATGGCTTCGCGCTCTGCCCGGACAACAGCAGACTGCGCGGCCAGCTGGTTGGCGGCAGCGGTATCAACCGCACTGCTGGCCAGCGCCATATTTGCCGCGCGCGACTGGATGACGGCGGCTCCCGAAGTCACAAGGCTCTGCGTATAGCTGACAAATGCCGCCGCTGCCTTGCCGCCCAGAATGGCCGCAAGCACGTTGACGTTGTCTGCCAGGAAGCCCACGCCTTCGCCGATCAGCTCCATGGCGCCGTTGTCGCTCATCGAATTCAAGCGATCAGCGACACTCTGAACACCCGGCAGCAGGCCGGTAGCCAACTGCTTGGACGCACCGTCGAATGAGACGCCCAGCGTTTTGATGGTCTGATCGATCTCGGCGAACTGATCGAGCTGGAACGACGACAGTACGTTCCCGGCCCGCTCAGCTTTGTCGCCAAAATCCTTGAAACCCGCGCCATTGTTTTTCAGCAGCGGAATCAGGGCCGTGGCTTCATCAGCCATTGCCTCCATGTAAGTCGTGACCTGCTGCTGATTCAGCCCGGCCTTTTCCAGCGAGTTGTAATAGAGCTGCAGAGCGTCCGGACCCGACAGGTTCTGGAACATCTTGGCGGTGACGCCGACCCGTGGCGCAATCTCCTTGAAGAAGTCGGCCATTTCGCCGCCGCCGCGCTGGGTGAATTCCCCGACCCGGTCAGTGGTGTCCTTGAAGATGTCAGCGAGCTTTTCCTGCTCCACACTGACCGTACGAGCGCCGGCGGCCAGCCGCTGGAACTGATCGGTCGTGGTGTTCGAGAGCGCGGCCTGGCTCTTCACCTGCGTGGCGTATTCAGCGGTTTTCTGCGTGATTGCCACTAGCCCGGCAACAGCCGCGGCTGCGCCCAGCGCAACGCCGTTAAAGACGCCGCCCATGGCCTCGCGCATAGATTCAGCGTGTTCACCCGCGCGATCAAACGCATCGTCAACGCGCTTGAGCTGCGTGTCCATGCGCGTGGCCGTCGACGCCACTGAAGCTTCGCCACGGGCCAATTCCTGGCGCATCTGCGCCGTGGTGGCTTCAATGCGGACCAGAAGGCCCTGAACGTCAGCGTCAGCCATATACTTTTCTCCAGGCGAAAAAAAACCGCTTTCGCGGTCCGGTGCTTCTTCACTTGCCTTTGTTGCGGCTCATGGCGGCGACCCGAAAGCCCATCCGGGCTTCGCGGGCGAGAACCGCTTTTGACGGTTTGTCCTTGTCACCACCGCCACCGAACGGATTGGTATCGATCAAGAATTGGCGCTTGGAATCCCACGCCATGATGATTTCTACCATCGGTGTGTCCCAGGCTTCGCTGGGAGGCCAGCCGAGCCAGCCTGTGGCAATCTTGTACAGCAAGTCGACGGTCCCAAGATCGGGACCTGCCTTTACTCGTTTCCCGAGTCAGCCGCTTTTTTTTCCTCTTCCAGCTCGGCGTCGGTCTTGCCGGACGGATTGAGCAAGGCGCTCAGGAACGTGATCACCTGCCCACCAATACTGCCGATACCGGTGGCCCAGAGCACCTCTTCGATGATCTCCAGTTCCTTGCGCTTGTTGGTGTCGCCGCCGGTACCGGCCGCAATGACAAAAGCGGCAGCGGTGACGCTCGCGCTGCCAACTGCAGTCATCGCGGGCAGGATGCCATTGAAGCGGGTTTCAATGGCACGGAAGGCGCGCAGGGTGGGTTTGAGGGTGTAGCTGGTTTCGCCAGCGGTGATGACGATGGTGCCGTGGTCAGTCTTGGTCATGAGGGTGTGTCTCAAAAAAAGGATGCAAGAAAAGGAAGGCGCCGAGGAGGCTCGGCACCGGAGGACAGTCAGGCGCCAGGCTCAGACCACCTCGTAGATTTCGGAGTTGACGCCCAGGCTGACGGCGCGCTTCAGGACGCCCTCAACACTGATGCCGGTTTTCTTGTTGCTCATGACCTTGGCCGCGAAGTAGTCCGTCTCACCATCGACATACACGACCTTGATCGGGTAATCGAAACGAGAGCGGTCCAGGAACGCCTCGACCAACTTGAGCTGACCGGCGTCACCCGCATCGAAGCCAATCGACAGATCGACAGTGCCCGCGTCAGCCAGGCCTTTCAGATGCTTGGCCCGACCGCTGGACAGGCCGGAAAAACTCACATCGTTGATGGTGTCGCCATAATCACCGATGGTTTCCATCTCACCGACCTCGACGTAGGTCAACGCCTCCAGAAGCGTCAGCGCGGCAGCGTGGTCGGCTGGCAAGTCGGCGAGCAAACGCGGGCCGATATAAATTCGCGTGCCCGCGCCGGTATTGATAGACATAAGCAGTCCTCCTGAGGACAGGTGAAAAAGCCGCAGCGCGGCATGGATTCAACAGTTAATGGGTGGTGACGATGCGCAGCGTGACGCTGCCCTGGTACGTGACGCCGTCCGGCTCACGATTGGACTGTTTGCGGGTGACCCGGATGGAAATGACCCGCCCGGTGTTGAGTGGCAGAGGACGCTCATGGAGAGCGGCATCGATCTCGGCCATCAGGCGCTTCACCTCCTCCTGGCCCTTGAACTCCGAAAAAACCGACAGATAGAACAGCCTGAGGTCGCGTCGACCGCTCAGAGGATCGTCATTGGTGACGATCTCGCTGTCGATGCTGACATAGGGGAGCGGCGCATTCAGCGGGGCACCGTCGTACACCGGGCAGGACACCTCCGCGCCGAGCCGGTCTGCCAGCGCGACCTGCAGCGCGAACGACGGATCAGCCATTGCACAGTTCCTCACCAGCACGTTTGAGCGTGTTGCTCACCGCGTGCTTGATGCTGGCCAAGACAAACTCGCGATTGACGTCATAGGCCGGACGCAGCCATGGGTGTGCAGGACGCGCCGGAATGTCCGGATACTTGCCGAAGAAGTTCGTGCCATCGGCCTTGTTGGTGACACGTTTGTTGCGGCCGCCCGCGCGCTTTTTGCCTTCGGTGTACCCTTTCGTTCCGTACTCAATGAAGCGCAGGTAGAAAAACCGCTGATTGAGTTTCTTGCCGCGTATGCCGATCTGGGCATCCAGGCCGCTTTTCGACACAAAGGCCGTGAGCGCCGCCGCACCCTCCCCCGAATCCTTGGGAATCAGCTCCTGCATGGAGGCCAGGATCTTGTTGGCCCCCTTCTGCATGACCGGTTTGAGTTCGTTATCGAGCCGGGTGTGAATGTCACGCAGCACCCGTCTCAACTTGAAGTCGCCCGATAATCGAGACCTGCGCGTGGCCATGACTTACTCCTTGGCCGCGCCTTCGCCGCCCGGCTTCGGCTTCGCAACCTTCACAGCGTCGACCGGCTCAACCAGTTTCTGCTCCTGCAGGTCAGCGGCCATGTCGCTATCGATGTCGAACTCCGAACCGACAGCCTGATTGCCAAACGGGCCGGACAGACCGACCAATGCACGTACTTTCATGCTCATACCCTCGTTATGGATTGATTACGTTGGAACACAGCAGCCGGAGCATCGTCCGCTTGAGCGCGGGCAGGGCTGCCTCGATCAGGTACGTTTCATCGCCGTGAGCGATTCGCATACCGGCCACGATGGTTTTTCTGAAGCGGACCTGAATCTCGGCCGTGACCTCTGCCGACAACCGGTCAGCCACCGGCAACGTCCGGCCGGTGGGAATGGCGATCCCTGCCCAAACATCGCCAACCTTGACCCAGGTTTCCGTGGAGCCTGCGCCCGGACGCTTCACCGTCTCAGACTTGAGCAGTGAACAGCGCCGGTCCAATGGACCTGCTCGCATATCAGAACCTCGGAGGGACGGTGATGGGCGCCAGGAGTGAGTCCAGCATCGAGCTGGGCAGCTCAGCCAGGGTGGCACCGACCACCAACGTTTCGCGGTTTTCGTGAGCCGTGGCGGCTTGCATCAGCAACCAGGTACGCACGGACGGGTGAACATCAAGGTCGGTACCGGCCTCGTAGCGAATGAGCAAGTCACCCTCGGGGCGGCCGTCCGGGAAGTACAGAAAGCTTTCCTTGCCCCGGTTACGCAGGGCATGGGCAACGGTCAGCACTTCGTCGCTACCATCGGCTAAGACACGGCTGATCGAGATGATCGCTGTGGCCTGGCCGACATCGAGAGGACGACCCGAGCCGAAATGCGCGGGCCATTCCTCTTCGTACTCGGCCTGGCGGATACCGGCGCCGGTGCGCTCTTCGGCTTGGGCCGTCACGCCCGGAATGATCAAGCCTTCGATCAGCTCCGGCACCGTGTCTTCTGGATCAAGGCGGCACTGATAGGCCACCTGTTCCAGCGTCAGCACGGGATCACCCGTGTACGCGATACGCCGGGCCATGGTTACGGCTTCTCTTCGTCATCGCCGTCGCCATCACCACCGCCAGCTGGACCATCGTCGCCCGACGTAACGCCAGTGCCGCCATCGGTCTCCGATCCTGGCTCGGTTTCAGCCGAGCCAGGGATCGTGGCTGGCGGCAGCTCAGCTTTACCTTGCGGTTTCGAAGGTGCGCCCTTGCCCGGCGGCTTGGTCACCGTGGATTTGGCCGCACTGGCCGGTGCTTTGCCGTCATGCAGCACCGCGACACCGCCCTTGATCAGCGCGTCGACGGTCTCCTGGGAAAACCCCGCCACCTCGGTCGGCGAATAACCACGCCAAGGCTTGGCGAAAGTGACGATGACTACATCGTTGCTCGACTTGCTCATGTTCAATACCTCGAATGCTGCATCAGGAAGTGGCCCCGCACTGCTGCAGGGCCTGGGGATCACATACCGGCGCCCCAGGTAATGCCGGTACCGACCGCAACCGACTCAACGTGACGCGGGCCGAAGTCGTGCTTGCTGATCACGCGGATCAAGGTTTGGTCACGCTGGAACGCGCTGACCGTGTTGCCGTTGGCATCCTTGTAGGAGGCCTCGGTGCTGATGGCGATGGCCAGGCTGGTGTCTTCGCCGATGTAGCAGTCAGCAAAGTTCACGAAGTAGATTTCCGACTCGTTGCCACCCGCGCCCAAGTTCACCGGGATTTGCGTGGTCAATGCCACCTTGTAGCCCTTGAGCTGGCCCTGATCGATTTCCGGGTAAGCCTTATTGCCGTTGCCGTCACGCAGCGATTGCAACCAACGCAGCACGCGCGGCGCCATCAGCCAGCCACAGGCGGCCAGATTCACGTTGGCAGCCTCCAGGCGCAGCATCATGCCGCCCAGGTACAAATCAACGATGGCCAGGGTCGCACCTGCCGGAGCGGCCAGAACGTTGCCCGCTGGCGCCCAGTAGCGCAGCCCCTTCGGCAAGGTCGCACTGCCAGCGCTACGGATAAAATGCAGATCCTCGGACAGGCCCATCGATACTGCGAGGTCGCTACTGACCTGAGCGTCGATGCGCGGGTTTACGCCCGACTGCGCCAGCAGGTCATTGGAGATCGGTACGATGGCAGCCGCTTTTTTTGCCGACAGTTTCAGGTCACCGAACTGCATGTCGGTGACGGAAATGTCCTCTTCGGCGCCAAGGTAGGCGACCTGCGTATTGCCCAGCACGCGCGGCATGGTCAGGTTGCCGTTGTTCAGCGGCAGGCTGCGAGCGCCCATGGAACGCACTACCGAATTCGGACGCAGGGACTCGATCACACTGGTGCTGAAGTTCTCCGGCACCAGGACACCGCCTGCGCCGGGCGTCACGGTGGACAGCGCCATGTGAACATCAGCGCCGTAGCCACCGGTTTTAGCCAGTTCTGCAGCGGCCTGTTGATTACCACCCGCCTGAACCATCAGCCGCACCATCTGCGCCATTGCTACGCCGGGCTGGGTCGCTTCGTTGAACGGACCCGAAATACCGGCGGGCGGGCCGTTGATGCCTTGGGCCGACTCGGTGACCGGCACCGCCGATGCGGCCGCCAGACGCTCAGCGACTTCGGCGCGACTGATTTTCTCGGTGATGGCGTTGATCTTGACTTCCAGATCGGCGAACTCCGAGAGCTGTGCTGCGGTGAGGCTGCCGCCACCGGCCTCGACCTGCGCCAGGACTTGGACAGCAGCGTTGAGCGTGGCGCGTTCGCTGCGCAATTGAGTGACAAGGGACATTGGTGCCTCCTGGGCATAAAAAAACCCGCCGGAGCGGGTGTGATGTAACTGCCGCGAACGCGGTCAGAGTGTTGCTTGAATATTCAGCGCCGAGGCACGCAGACCAATTCGGCCGGACTGCCGTTGCGCTCGCACCTGGGCGACGACGCGGGACAGGTCGTCGACCGCGTCCTGAGGGCTTTGCAGGCGATCAGCCAGACCGGCGTTGATCCCTTGCTGGCCGCGATACAGCCCTGCCTCGGTGGCTCGAACGGCCTCAACGCTCAGGCCGCGATAGTCGGCCACGGCGTTGACGAAGAGCTGATAGCTCTCTTGCACCAGATCCTGCAGGAACTTCATGGACTGATCCGTCAGCGGCTCGTTGGGGCTCAGGTCGTTCTTGTGCGCCCCGGCGTATACCGTAGTCACCTTGACGCCCTGGCTTTCCAGTTGTTGCGAGCGCTCCATGTGGCTCGCAATGACGCCGATGGAACCGACACCGCTGGTCTGGCTGACCACCAGCTCGCTGCACGCGCTGCCGATCAGATAGCCGCCGCTGTAGGCCATGAAGTTGACGATGCCGGTGATGGGCTTGATCAATGACATGGCCCGGATATCGGCCGCCAGCTCGAACGCGCCCACGGCTGAACCGCCGGGCGTGTCGATGTCCAGCGCCACGCGCTCGACCAGAGGATCGGCGATGGCCTGACGCAGTTGCTGTCGCAAGCCCTCGTAACTGGTCATGGTCTCGCAGGCGTTGAGGTGGCTACCACGACTCACCAGAAAGCCATGGACCGGCAGCACTTGTACGCCGGTGGAGGCCAGCGCGGCCCGTTCTTGCTCGGCCTGCAACGCGGCCCGATCCTCGGCCTCATCGTCGTAGAAGCCGAGCCGCGCTCCGCTCCCACCGAGATTAATGATGTTGAGGTTCATGGCCTGATTGGCCCAGCGCACGCCCAGGTCGAGCATGTCAGGGGTCACCAGCAATGGCTGATTGAACAGCAGGCCGGATGCCCGGAGATGTTGTTTCATTGCGCAAGCATCCTTTCGATTTCGCGCTGTTGCAGCTCCAGCTGCGCCCGCACGGATGGATTACTAAGGTCAGGCTTTCCTTTGCCTGCATCGACCATGTTCAGCGGCTGCAAGTAGGTGTCGCCGCCGGTGACCGGGGGCATGTTTTCAAGACGCCGAATGTCGTTGACTGAGAGCCATCCCCACTGGCGGCCAATGGCATAGGCTTCGTAACGACTCTTCTGGTCGCCGCGCAGCAGGCCCGCCAGGTTGAATTCGATGAAGTAGTCGCGTCGGTCCTGCGGGAGCAGGAAGTCGCGCATCATCGACTGTTCATGACGCTTGACCCACGGCAGCAGACCGAACACCACGAACTGAATCAGCAGTTGCTCGATGGTGTTGTAGTTGGCCTTGTCGAGGTCGTTCACCATCGGCAGCGGGATCTTGTAGATCCGCGCGCAGTCGACGCCGGACAGCTTGAGGATGTCGACCACTTCGGCATCAACGTTGGTCATGGAGACGGGCTTGAAGGTCATGCCCTCCTGCAGCATCGCGACCTTTTTGGCGTTGTCCATGCCACCGAACTTGTTGCCCCACTGATCAAGCACCCGATCAATCGAACCCTGATCCTTGATCGCCGGGGCCTCGCGCGGCCGTTCGATCACACCCGAGACGGTTGCACCGTTGGCAAACGACTTGCCGGTGTACTGCCGCACCGCCTGGGCCAGGCCAACCGCCTCGGCGTGCAGCATGATCGGCGACAGCCCCTCATAGAAGTTGTGGGACTGCCAGCGAACGTGGTGGATCAGCCGCATCGGCAGTCGATCCTCGAACGTCCCGACCTGGTAATACGGAAGCATGTCGCTGCCCTTACACACAATCACCTTGTCGTTGTGGATCGGCCAGAGCGCGGCCACGTTGCCGTCGTCGCGCCGGTCGATATAGCTGTAGCTATTGCCCCGCAGCCCGGCCGCCATCTGACTGCCTTCGCGATGCTCATACGGGGTCTGAAAGCCGTTGGGCTGATAGCGCAGCACGTCGTACAGCGGGTGATTGACAGCGGCATCGCGTTGGCCGTTGTCGGTGCGTCGATACAGCTCAAGCGGCAGTTGCGCGATGCTTTCGGCCAGCAGCGTGACGCAGTTCTGGATGATCGGTACCGCCAGCGCTGACTCCGGCGTCACCCTCACGCCGGAGCTGCTGCGACCGGAACCTATGATGCCGCGCCAGACACTGCCGTCCGGGCTGGATACGGCGCCCTGTACCGATCCACGTTGTTTGCTGAAGAACATCAACCACCCCCGTCGTCATGGACTGGCGCCGATGTGGCTGCCGCTTGATCTGCCAGATAGGCCCACACCAGCATCCCGCCCCCGGCGGCGATGAAGCCCGCCGGAACACTGATCAACGCCACGCCCGCCACCAGCAGACCGAAGCCCGCCAGCCCGACGAGCCAGGCCAGTAGCCCGAGATATTTCATATGCCCGCCCCTTCGTCATAAATGGATGTGCCGCTGCCTTCAATGGATGCGCCGCTTAGACCTGTCGCCATCAGGCCCGCGACGATACCGTCGATGCGGCCGGTGGCTTTGGCCTTGTCGACCTTGCGGTTGCCCGCCGGGTCGCTGACGATGACCGCGTTACCGGCGCACCAGGTCATGACCGGGTTGTTGTCGTGCCGCAGTGTTTCCACGTCCGGCACTTCGCTCACCACCTCGCTGACAACCTCAAAGTCATCGGGCGACAGGTCGATGACGTCTGTTTCAGCCTTGGGCGAAAGGCCCAGCAAGCGGCGCTCGAACTCATCGACCGCTGGCCCCATGTCCTTGAAGCCTTGCCCAAACGGGACCATTTCCGGCAGCTCGATGTCGTGTTCAACCATCAACTGTTTCAGATCCTCAATCCGCCAGCGGTCATAGGCGATCTTGCGCACATCGAAGTACGCGCAAATGACTTGCATCCGGCGCAGCACGTAGAGCTTGCTGATTGCCCGGCCTGGTGTGGTCTCCAATTCCTTTTGCTTGATCCACAGCGAATACGGCACCTTGTCGCGCTTTTCACGTTCGGCAAGGTCGTGGTCGGGTATCCAGAAGTACGGCAGAAGCCGCCAATGCGGGTCAGCTGCCGTTGGATAGAACAGCAGCGTGAGCGATGTGAGGTCCGTCGTACTGGCTAAGTCGAGGCCACCGACACACGGCCGGTCACGCAGCATCCGCATCGGGACGCGCTCGCCCGCCTGGCTCCAGACATCCCACGATATCCAGGGCGAATCCGCCTGGGTCCACTCGCAGAAGTTCAGGCGCCTAACCACCGACTCGGCAGCAGGCAGACCTCGCGCCGACGTGACCTGCTCGCGCAGATACTTGCGACCTGGGATGCCGTCTACCTGCCCGTCCGCGATGTAGTCCAGCGACGGGTTGACCTTGGGCCAACAGGATTCATCCTTGAACGGGTCATCACCCTCATCCAGAGAACAGATGAAGGCGAAGAAACTGTCGTCCTCCTCCTGCCCCGCGCAGATCCGCACACCGAGGTCGTGGTACTGACCGCACACCGTCTTCTTGTCCGACCCACTGTTGGTGATCATCACCACCATGGCCTTGCGCCGGTTCTTGGTACCGGCGCGCATCATGTTCACGGTGGTGGCGGTCTTGTGTTCGTGCAGCTCGTCCAGCAGGCCGATGTGCGGACGCGGGCCGGACTGGCCTTCGTCGGCGCTGATCGGTTTGAAAAACGACTTGGTGTTGGGGTAGTAGAGGCTCCACACCTTCTCATCGCGCCCCGACTGCACCACCCTGCTGGACATGTGCGGCGACATGCTGACCATACTCACCGCATCGCGGAACAGAATCATGGCCTGATCACGCTTGGTCGCGGCAGCGTAGATTTCGGCGCGGTTTTCGCCGTCCGACACCAGGCCGTACAAGCCGATGCCCGCGACCAAGGGGCTTTTCCCCGATCCTTTGCCGGTCTCGATGTAGGCCAGGCGGAATCGGCGATAACCGTCATCGGTCATCCAGCCAAACAGACTGCCCACGACAAAGGCTTGCCACGGCGCAAGGAGGAACGGCATCCCCTCGTAGTCGCCGCCGTTGAGGCAAAGCACCTCCTCGAAAAAGCCAATGGCCCGATCCGCTGCCGCCTGATCCCAGACCAGGCCGCGATCCGAGCTATGCTCCAGATCCCGTAAGTGCCGAGCGCATGCATTGCGAACAGCGGGACCGGCAACAATCTCATGTGCCAGAACGGCGTGAGCGAAGGCCGCCACCCTGTCGTCAGTTGAAGTATCGGTTTGCGGCGTCTCGTTGCTCATTCGGGAAAAGCTCACCTTGAGGCGCCGGGGCCGTTTTCAGGTTGCGGCGGGCCATCGGAGAGAACCCGAACTGGGCGCCAGCGGCATTCGCGCGCTTTTCGGCATCGTTTGCCAACTGCCGCAGGACATGCATCTGCTGGGCGCCGGTCTTGAACGTCTGGATATCGCCGCCCAGGTCATCGTCCGACTTCGCATTGCGGACAGCGATCAAGCGCTGATAGCGCAGCCAGTCGGCATAGGCCTGGCAATAAGTCGCCAGGGCCATCTGGTCGAGGGTCGAAACCAGACCTAACGCCATCAGGTCAGGAATGAGCCGTTCCCATTCGGCCACAGCGTCGTCGCTGAGCACGTCGGGCATCGGCGGCGCCGCTACGGGAACCGCTGGCGACTTGATTTCTTCGAGCAGTTCCTCGAAGTTTTTCTTGCTGCGATTGCCCTGCAGAATGTGCAATGATGCGGGCTTCGCAGGACGCCCGGAATTTCCGTTTCCTGCCATGTTTACCCCCTCAAAATCGATACCCCCCCTCCCTCATTTTTCCCGCATTTTGCGGACGGAGGGCGAGTGGCGGTCTAGCTATGGATAGTAAAAAACATTTTTGCCCCCCCTCCCCATAGGCAGCGCCTATGCGCACCAACCCGGTGCATTTTCCCGTCATTTCGGATCAGCGCCGATTCCAGTGATGCTTGGGGTCGAGGGGTCGACCAGCAGCCGTGCAGCCCACCATCCGTCCGGATTTTTCGAGCCGTTGCTTGGTGGAGTCGTGGCAAAGCTTGCAGAGCGGCTGCCAGTTCGAGCTATTCCAGAACAGCTTCCAGGCACCCTTGATACGCTCGGCATCACCGCTGGCCTTCGCGTCCTTCAGCCTCGGCGCCACCTTGTGGTCAACGATGGCTGCGGCGACAGGACGAAGATCCGTCGAGCACATGCAGCACAACGGATTGGCCCGCAAGAAGGCATCGCGCGACTTCTGCCAGCGGTACCCGTAACCGCGCTCTGCGCTGCTACCGCGATCATCACCGGCCATCATCTTTCCTTCCAGACGCGAGCCAGGTTCCCGGCGCTCTTGTAGACCGAACCAACGAAAACGCCCAGGAGCATTACGACCGGCCATGAGTAGATCGACATGACGAGCTGGCCCTTGCCGATGTACAGCGCAGCCGCACCGGACAGCACCATCACCAACCAAGCGAGCCAGCTCATGTTCCGGCGGAACCGTGCGCCCTTACGCCGAAAGGTAAAGAGGCGAACGAACAGCGCAACGCACAACCAGAACGTCACTTGAGTCAGCACTTCAGGGATCAGCAGCTCATCCATCCCGGCCTCCGGGTTGATCAACGTCGAGAGCACCGCGTCGCCGGATGGCGGCAAGTGCTACGGTGACCACCAACACCGCCGACCCGAACGCGGCTGGCCCGGAGTACTTGAACGGGCGAATGCCCCAAGCCTCGAAGTCAGCCAACGCGGGGGCGAACAGGTAGCCCATTACGAACGACACCAGAAAGAACATCGCCCGCTTCCACACCGGTAGTTCCTCGGTCGTGGTGAAGAACACCAACGCACCAGCCAGGGCGCCAACACCGGCCAACGGATCAAGCCCCGCCAAGATTCCAGCCACACCAGCACCGGCGGCACCGGCCACCACCACTGTTGCGGTCGCTGGCTCGCCCATGCTCGTACTCCCTGAAAAACCCAACGGGCAGAAATAGAAAACCCCGCAGAGCGGGGTTAGTTGGAGTTCGTCACGGACTCCTTGAAACAGCACAGCACAGTGCTCAACCCGACGCGCAGTGCGCAAATGTCAGATCGTGGACACTTTGTACCGAGGTTCGGAAAAACCGAAAAGCGGTGTTTTTCGGTTCGACCAAATGTGACCCGAATCTGACCCGGATGTGACCCACATGCGACAAAGTACCCTGACGAACGGTCATGTCACCGGCCCAGAACATTGGTGCGAATGAGGGCCGTCTGGTGGTCGTTACCACCCTGCCGCTCATAGCCCCGATTGGTTCGAGTACGCATGGTCAGATCCAGCAGCACACGCTCATGCAACCGTCGCACCCAGTTTCGGTAAGTACGGTCAGCGCCTTCGGCAATGCCAGCCGTTTGCATCTGCTCCCGCACCGTCACGCACTGGCAGTACCGTTGCCGCGCAAGCTTCGCCAGCTTCTGCTCCGGCGCGGCACCACGCTCAAGGCCCGCGATCACGGCGTCGATTTCACTCGCGACCTGGTCCATACCCGCCCCGCCGCTGACGATTCGTGAACCGGGTGTACCGCGAGGCGCGGTGCCTTTCCATTCCATGATGCTGCCCATCTGGCTGCCGATTCCCGCTCCCAGGCCGTGCCGGGCCAGTTGCTCGCCCCAATGAACCATCAGGCTCTCAATCTCCTTGATCATCCCCAAATCCCCCCGCAAACCATACCCAACACAAAAAACCCAATACCCAACACAAACCCAACACAGATAAAACCTTTTAAATTCAAGTATCTAAACGACGTTGTGTTAGGTGTGTTGGGTTTGTTGGGTTTATCTGTCCTCGCATGGAAAAAAAATCTGATGGCCTTGGTCGGTGCAACTAACGTCATGCATGCGCGCGCGCGACGAAAAACCCAACACACCCAACACACAGCCATACACCCCTTGAAAAATAAGGCTTCGCCCTGTGTTGAGTATTCAGAATCAACCCAACACACACCCGACACACCCAACACACATTTGGTTGTTCTCATGCTGCGGTCGCCTTGATGTGGTCCCAGGACTCGACATGCCAGCCAGCAAGCTTCGCTGCGTCGCGCCAATCCTTCACGACGACGCCCAGTCCGGCCGCTGACAATGATGGGGCGGGGGAAGCCATCGGATCGTTTGGAAAGAAGAACGCTCCAAATCGCCTGTTGTTGCCGTCCGTCCAGGGTATCGAGCGACTCTTTTCAACCTCGGAACTGATGAACAGTGAGAACTTCGTTTGGCTCATCGCGTGCTCTTTGTTGCGCTGACACCATTCGATGAACAGCGCGTACAGATCAGTCGAAAGGCATACACCCCACATGTTTTGCCCAAGCTCGCCATACCGCCAGAGATGGAGAAACGTCTGCCACCCGGCCCGACTGAGAGCAACCAGGCGATCCCGCGCATCTGTATTTGGCGGCCGTGTACGCTGGTTGAAGTCCCCGAGGTCAACCCGCAGCAGCCAGCCATATAAGGCCGCGACACCGCCGCTCACCAACTCCTTTCCAATGGCCTTCTGCCGGGCTACGGACAAGGTCTCCATGGGCCACATGACCAGCATGCGGCGGTCGCTATCGCTGATGGGCCACGGCAGAATCTCGTTGCTCAGGAAGACCGCGTTCATGTGGTTGGCCTCTTCCCAGCCGTTGATGAACTTCGACTCCATCCGCACCGTCTTGCCGGTGACCAGGTGCTTGATCTTGCCGACCTGGTTGTAACGCTGGTCACGGCTGACCACTTCTTCGAACACGGCCCACATCTTCCGGGACTGCCAGGCGTTGAAGTTGCTTTCGAGCTGGGTCTGCCCAACTGTTGCGGCGTACTGACCGTAGAGCGCCCCGAATGTGTCGGCGAACAGCAGACTCTTGCCCGAGCCTTCCATCGTGGAATGCATCAGGACTGCGGTGTCCATCTTGGCGCCCAGGTGTTGCAAGGGATATGCAAGCCAGCGAGTCAGCCAAAGGGCGGCGTCGGGGTCATGGTTGCAGAGAAAGGAAATGAGCCAGATGAGATTCGCGCAGGCGGCGTCGTCGTCAACCGGCTCCAGCGGCAGCCCGTCGAACGTGTTGATGTAGACGTTCGGGTCCTTGGTCATGGTCGGGTCAAAGACGATGTGGTCAACGTCCACCACTCGCCGCTCCGGGCTGTTCAGCCAGAACGCATAGGTATCGCCCAAGGCCATTTTCACGGCGCCTTCGGGAATCCTGCGCTTCTTCTCGCGATCCCAGACATCCTTCGTGCCATCGATATAGACGTAACGGTCCACAGGCTCCAGACCGAATGCGCCGCCCTTCTTGCCCGCGATCTTACGGGCCTGCTCGACTTCCTTGGCATGCTCGTCAGCAATCAGCTTCTTGTTGGTGTTGTCCATCCACAGCTTTGCCAGGGGCTTACCGACACGCGCCTCGAACGCAGCCTTTTTCATAGCCTTCGATTTGTCGAAGTCCCACACCTGCGTCGTACCTTCGACCAATGCATACCGGCGCAAAACCTGCTCTATGGTTAGGTCCTCCCCCACGCCCCCGTCAGGAGCCGGAGCGGCCTCGCTGGGCGGCGAAGGCTCGGCCGAATCCACCGATGGGGCCGGGGGAAGATCGTTGGCGGCAGGACGAGACGATTGCATACCGAGCATCCGGGCAGCTTCTTTCACCGCGCGCGAGCGATCCCCGCCATGGTCGAGCAGGCAGAACACGTCAAATGCATCGTTCTGGTGACCGTTAGCGAGAGGGTCAGCGCCGTGGTGGGAGAAGACTTTGCCGTCATCCGAAACAGTGATGCCGGGTAAGCCAGTGCTGCTTTGCGGGTACAGCCACTTGCTCCCGCGCTTGATATAACTGTGGGCACGCAGCAGCTCTGTTACGTCATGGCAACGGTTGAACTCGTCAATGACCGAAGGCCGATTACCAGGCACAGAGGCGAGCTTCGCCTTTGCCTTCGGCGCCGGAGCTGCAACCTTCGGCAACCACGGGCACGCGGCCTCGGCGTCGCGCTTGAAGAATTCCCAGTTGTTCCAGACGGACAATAGCTCGCTGGTCAGCAACGGAAATCCAGCGGCATCGGGCGGCGTGCGCCAAGTGTAGGGCTTACCGGTACCGGGATGGATGGACGGGGGCAGAACGTCCTGCACAGGACCAGCACGCAGCTCGAATACCGTGAGACGCTGGAACTGCTTTGCCTCTTCGCGGAAAGCCTGCTCACCGGCGTGATCACCGGCATCCTTCGCAGCCCTCGCCTTGGCCGTAAGCCCCTTATGAATCGAACCATCAGGATCGTTTTCATTCGGCCAGGCAAGGGAATGGCGAGTCAGGTCGACGCCGTCCGGCACGCGGAATAGAACACGAAACCGCGCCGGGTTGCCCACTACAGTCGGGAATACCAACGCCATGGCGTCGACATCCAAACCCAGCAGCTCGTAAAGAACATGCCGGGTCCACTGGACGTCGTCGACATCCAGCGAGCAAACGCGGCTCGGCCCGAGCACCACGCCAAGGTTATGGTTGGGATTGGCCCGCCAAAAAATATCGGCCTTATCGGGGTCGGTAAAGTAGCCACCCGGTTGGTTCCAGCCCATACCTTTCGGGGCTTTTTCACCGGGGTCAATCGGTACAAGTGCAAGGTTGAAGGTTTCAGTGTAACGCCGCGCCCAGGCGGAAATCGGTGCTGGACGGTCACTCATACACGCCGCTCCCGCAATGACTGGCAGTCTATGCAGGTGTCGCAGCCCTGTGACGCTACCCGGCGGGCTTCGGGAATCTCATCATCACAATCGACGCAAACCAAGGCGCTGACCGCCCGGAAATTGGTTACGCGGCAATTGCTCAGCGCGCTTTGCAGATGTGCCTCAATGTACTTGTCGGCAATGTCAGCGAGGTCAGCCATTGTTGCTGGCCTCCATCGCTTCCCTGGCCCCGGCCATGATGCCCAACACTTCGCGGATGACATCCATGCCGCGTGACTCAAGCTCAAGGACCTCATGCCGCTCCCACTTATTGTCAGCAGCGCCGTCGTGCATGCTCGCGACAAACTCGCCGGACTCTTCCAGCAGTTTGCCGACTGCCTTAAGTGCCGCGTAGGACGCAGGCATGGGGATCGGGCGATACCATACTGCTCCGGCAGGACGCATCAGCGCGTCCAACAACAGAGGGCTTTGCGTCAACCTGATGATTTCTTCCAGCTCGTCAGGTGTTGGCCAGCGACGCTCTTCGTCCAATTTGAGTTTCTTTTGCAGGGTGTCGTTGTCCATCACCATGTCAAAAGCAAGGGCGGTCACACCGCCCTTATAGTCACGCCCGGCGCGGTAAAGCGCCTGGCGCAGAGAAAGGACCGGACCTGCGTCCGGCAAAAGGTCTGTGCGACTCATAACCGTAAAATCCCCGTTTACGGTGTAGCCAGAGGACAGGGCAAACCTTATCCTTCAGCCACGACCGATGTGCTGTGCTAATCGTGCTGTGCCGCACGGTTCATCGTTCGAGCCGACCAGGCGATACTTGTGGTGAGAGAACCTGGTCGGCGGAGTTAGCAGTGTTTTGCACTGCCCCAGCGGGGTCGGGGTTACATCTTGTGGTGAGAGACACCCCGGCCCAGCAACTTCATGTCATGCAGCAGACTTGGTCTCAGTCGCAGCCGGGTCTTCTGGGAAAACCGTCTCAAGACTGCAAGAAACACCTGCACTGCTCAGTACCGAAACAATCCGCCGACATTCCGCCAACCGTGGCGTACGCCGCCCCGATTCGTAATGACCGATCGCGGCCTGTGTCAGACCGACCTTTTCAGCAAGATCCTGCTGCGTAAGCTTTGCAGCCTTTCGAGCAATACTTAGGGCGCTCATGGCAACCTCCTTGATGTTCGACCGAGACAATACACTTTGTATTTTTTCCGTGCAAGCTCTCAATACAGTCTGTCGATTGCCCATAAAAATACGCCCTGTATTATTTTGGGTATGAGCGAATGGTATGAAATAGCTAAAAAAGTGATGGAAGAACAGGACATCAGCCAAGAGGAGATGGGCGTCCGCTTGGGCGTTACTCAAGGCGCGGTGGGGCATTGGTTAAGAGGTGAGCGCGAGCCCAAGCTTGAGACAATCAACCGCCTTTTCGGTGTGCTCGGGTTGCCTGGCTTGGGCCTGATATCAACCACCACTTCCACCGTGGAACCTTCAAGCGCTGACGTTTCGACTGACCGGCTCTATCGTTATCCGGTCATAAGCTGGGTCACCGCTGGCGGATGGGCTGAAGCTGTGGAACCTTACGAGCCAGGCGCAGCCGACACCTACGAACTCACCGACTATAAAGCGAAAGGTCCGGCTTTCTGGCTTCAGGTAGTAGGCGATTCAATGACGGCACCGGTAGGTGCGGGCCAGAGCGTGCCGGAAGGGATGCTTATTCTTGTCGACACGGGGATTGAACCGTCGCCCGGAAAACTCGTTATCGCCAAGCTCCCAGAAAGCAATAAGGCTACATTCAAAAAGCTGGTCGAAGACTCCGGCATGTACTTCCTTAAGCCTCTAAATCCAGGCTATCCGATAACGCCAATCACCGAGCACTGTCGACTGATCGGAGTTGTGGTCTCTGCCAAGACGGCGCTATAGAGGCTAACTACAGTAAAACCGACCCTGCTCCTGCAGGGTTTTTTTTGACCTCAACCCCATGAAATAAAAGAATAATTTTATTCGTAGGATTATTTCCCTCTTGCCGTGGGAGGCAGCGCAGAATACTGTATATGCAAACAGTAAAAGGAGGTTTTCCCATGAGCAGCTGGTCACCCGAGATTTCCGAACACGAGAGCTATGTATTGCTTACTCGAAGAATACAGACCGTCATATTTAGCCCAAAATCCCAGATTGATCACCAGGCCATCATCACCCGCGAGCCAGGAGATACAGACCAGAATTGGGACCGGCTCGTGTCCGAGATCAGCGACGCTGAAGGAGTTTCCGTCACGAAGCGTCCTAACGGCAGCCTGCTGGTTACATGGTTTGTGACCCCCGATCAATAAAGCATCGGCAAGGCAAGACACACAAAAATACAAATCGTATTGCCTCAAACAAATACATATCGTATTGTTTGCCTCGTAACCCTCTCACCACAGAGTACGAGCCATGCAAACGACACAGCACAATCCCCGCTGCCCGGTGTACCTACACCCGGCAGCAGCAACCACCCCGGCCTCCATTGAGGCAATCCAACGCCAAACCGGCCTGATCGTCATCATCAACACCAAGCCATGCGCCCGGCATGCCGCTGCACGGGCGTACGACGACAGCAGCACGCCATGGGGCGGGGACGCAGCATGAGCCAGATCCTCATTGGCCTCACCGGCCCTGCCCGCTCCGGGAAAACCACCGTTGCCAATCACCTCTCCGAGGAGCACTTCCTGGCGAGCTATGCATTCGCCAATCCTCTGCGCGATGGGATCATGGCGATTTTCAATCTCAACCCCGAAGACCTTGAGGGTGATGCGAAAGAGCAGCCTATACCGTGGCTGGGGCGCTCCCCGCGACAGCTGATGCAGTTGCTCGGTACGGAATGGGGTCGTCACATGATCAGCGCTGACCTCTGGATCGACCTTGCCAGGCAGAACCTGGACTGCCTGGGAACACTGCACCGCAACCTGCCCGGCTTCGTGATCAGTGATGTCCGCTTCGAAAACGAAGCGGACTTCATTCGCAAGCAAGGCGGCACGATCATCCACCTGGTGCGGCCCGATGCCCAAGCGGTGAATCCGCACGTCAGCGAGGCTGGGGTATCACCTCACCCGGACGATCTGACCCTCATCAACGACGCAGGCGTGAGCGAGCTGCTCGGGCAACTGGACGAAATGTACCGCGCACTTCGTATGCGCACATTTCGCGCCGTCGCCTGAGGCCGTCGCCATGAACAGGACCCTCGACGAAACCGCAGCCGTGCTCGGCATCAAGCCACGCGCCTTTCGGCTACGCCTGCGCGAGCTGCGCATTCTGACCGAGGGCGGCGACCTGGCAAGCCACCATCGCGATAAGGGCTTCATGTTCGTAGACACGCGCAGCCGTTGGAATGCCGCCCTCAAGAAGTACGCCCATTACGGCGTGGTGATGGTGAAAGAAGACGGCGTCGCGTGGCTGGCCAAGCAACTGGAAAAGCCCATTTCCCGCAAAGACAAGGACGCAGCAGCATGAATACGAACACTCTCGCACACGCAATGGGCGCAGCTGTCGGCACGCCCTTTCAGCTCGCAACACCGGCGATGGTTTGCCGTACGACTCTGATCGGGACGGCGGCAGGCGCTCTGCAGGCCGACCTGCGGGGCCACACGCTGGAGCTGGCAGAGGCTTTTCGCAAGGTTGACGCGGCGATCCCAAGCCACCTGATCGCATACGTCACGCTGACCCATGACACGACCGCTCCCTATGGCGCCGTGATCGCCGACCAAACAGGACAGCTTCAAGCGACCGCAACCGCGCGCACCCAAGACGAACTGGCAGCACTGATTCGCCGAAAGGTTCAGGCCCCTAAGGTGGGGCATGGGGAGGCACCTTGAGTTCGACCTTGGAACAACTACGCACAGAGTTCGCTACTCCATGCCCAACCCTGAGCAGCGTGCGCGAGCGCTACTTCTCGCACATATCGAGCGACAAGTACCTGCGCCGCAAGATCAGTGCCGGGCAGATTGACCTCAAGCTGACTCGTCTCGGCGGCTCCAGTAAGGGGCTGATTGTCGTTTACCTGCATGACCTCGCGGCCTACCTCGACGCACAGCGCGCACAGGCGGCCTAACACCATTACCGGCCTACTCACCAGGGCCATTCACTAAAGGCACAGCACATGAGCAAAGCAAGACCCTTTTTCGAGACCCTGCGCGACATCGAAGCGGGCGCCCTCCTCGACGAACTGAGTGAACACCAGCACCGGCTGGTCGACGCAATCCGCCTCGCGGGCAAGGGCGGTGAACTGGTGATCAAGCTGGCCTACAAGCCCGATGGGCGCGGCCAGATGAACATCAAGGCCGAGGTCAAGGTGAACGAACCGAAGATGTCTCGCGGTACTTCGCTGTTCTTCCTGACCCCGGAAGGCAACCTCACGCGCCGCGACCCACGTCAGCAAGACCTGCCGCTGCGGCCGGTCGAGGATGACGAAGGGCTGGGCCAGCTGCGTCACGTCTCACAGTAAAAATCTCTCACCACAACCGGAGCACTTCCGATGCAAGAAGCTATCACGCAACTGGTAACCCTCGCCCAGGCATTGGGCAAGCCTATTACGCATCCCGGCATCTCTGCCCCTCTCACCCTGATACCGCAAGGCGTGAAGATTCAGGACCTCGAACACCTGCTGCCCGCACCGACGCGGATCAAACAGGATATCCGTGTGCTCGACGCTGACACGTTCATCGCATACGTCAATCGCTTCACCAGCTCAGCTGCTGCCGTGTTCTGCAATGGCCCCGAGGGCCGTACTTTCACGGCGGTTCTCGACTATCACCAACCAGACACGCCATCGTGGGGCAACCACGTTGCGACGTACTGCTGCCCGATCAGCATTGAATGGGGCCGCTGGAAAGCCGCAGACCGCAAGCGAATGAACCAAGCGGACTTCGCCGAGTTCGTCGAAGAAAACATCAAAGACATCACCACGCCGGAAAACAGCCCGAAGGCTCCGAACTCCGCCGACATGCTGGAAATCAGCCGCACGCTGGAAGCCAAGAAAAACATCACTTTCCGTCAAGGCACCCGACTGGATAACGGACAGGTCCAGCTGACGTACAACGAAGAAATCGACGGCCGCGCCGGTGAAGCAGGCCAGCTCAGCATTCCCGAGCAGTTTTACATCGCCGTCAAACCGTTCCTGGGCGGCGATGCGTTCTGCGTCCCGGCTCGCTTCCGCTACCGCATCACCGAAGGAAAGCTCGTCATGTGGTTTGAATTGGTTCGCCCGGACAAAGTGCTTGAAGAGGCCTACACCACTGTGCGCGCCAAGATCCAAGGCGCTATCGGCGACGTCCCGATGTACGAAGCAACCATCTAATTAACACCTGGCCCGCCACCGGCTCTCACCACGATAAGCCTTTGGCGGGCTGCACCAGGAGCACAGCACATGTCCGCAGAACATTTTGTCATCCTGATCGGCCTGATCGTTGCCACAACGCTGATCACCCAATTCGTTCGCCGCACAATCCGCTGCAATGACGCCGAGGCGCGGGAACAGGCATCAAGCATCTATGTCGCTCAGATGGAAGAGATGGATAAGGAAATCACTGAGCTGGTCCACTTGCGGCAGCTGGACAAGGTTCGCTTTGACGCTGAACGCCAACGAACCGCACAAGAGATGGACGAACTGCGCAAATTCAAGCGCGAATCCAGCACCGCCACGCTCACTAAGCAGGATATGCGGACTCTTAAAGATATCGTCGCGACCTTGGACATGGCCCACCAAACCTGGCTGCCAATGCGCGGTACCGACCCGTGGCGAGCCAAAGCCGCTGCGCAGGTCAAGTCGATCAACATCCTCGCCAATCGCGTTCTTGACTCACTACAGAGCGAAAACGCGCCGGTGCTGATCGAGCAATGCAGCAACGGGAAAGCAGCATGAGCAGCTCACCGACATCGAGCCAATGCTCGACCGCTAATGAAACCGGTGAGGCGGCCGCCCTACAACGCTGGCTCGTTGCCAACGCCCGTCTGCACCGCCCCATGGACAGCACCGGCTTGATGGCCTGGGCACTGGCCGCGCTGCAAGCACTTTCGCTAAAGGACTTAAACCAATGAACCAATCCACGGAAAAGAGCGAAGACATATTGGCTACCCTTCGAGCCTTGGTCATTGAACTACGCGGCCCCAAGGTCTCAATCGATGACGAACTATGGACCACTGATGACATCGCTCAATATCTGAAGCTCGCTCAGTACACTGTAGAGCGTCGCGTCGTAGTTCAGCCCGGCTTTCCCGCGTCATTCCAACCCTGTGCGACGGGATCAAAAGCAGTCAAGCGATGGTTCGCTGGTGAAGTTATCAAATGGGCACGTCAGAATCGCGCAAAACTACCAACTCCACGAACATCAAAGAAAGCCGCTTGACCATTTAATCAAGCCTTGCCGCCATTTCGGCGGCAGTGGCGTTGTAGTAAATCATCAGAGACTTTAGATCCTTATGTCCAGTGATCCGGGCTAGATCAAGTACATCGACCTTTCGGGCGAGCCGGGTAGTTGCTTCATGCCTTGTGTCATGAAAATGCAAATCGGCAATGTGCAATTCATCCCTGATCTTCCGAAACATGGCATCAGCCGAACCTGACTTCAGTTTGAACACTGTACCCTCACCTCCGTGGTCACCGACCATAAGCGTCAATAACTCAGTCGCGCGCTTAGTCAGCGGCACATTGCGTGCCTCACCATTCTTGGTTTTTGGCAGACGCACATACCGGTCTTTAAGCCGTACAGTGTTGAAGGTCAGCCCCAGAATCTCGCTCTGCCGCATCGCAGTCTCAAGGGCCAACAGAAAGGCATAGGCAAGCTCCTGCTGCAAGGTGACCGGCCCTAGCCCTTCAATGTATCCAAACCGCTTTAAGAGAGCTTTCTCCTCCTCCGGCGATATACGGCGGTCACGCGGTGGATTGTTAGCCGGTCGTTTGATCTCTCGGACTGGATTAATCGTGCAACACTTCCACTCACGCCTAGCAATTTCGAAGACAGAGGAAAGCAAGGTCATCTCGCGACGCACCGTTGGACTGGCTACTTGCTTCAAGCGCAAATCACGCCATTCGGCAATCTGATCTGCCGTGATATCTTCGATCCAGTCCCCCACGAACGTCAGATCAGCATCCATCCTATCGAGGCGAAGCTCCTCCCAACGCTGGCCATCCTTAGTAGTAGATACGTCTCGCTTGTATCGCTTCAGAGCCTCTGATAGCGTCATTCTGTTGCTGGCTTTAGCCTTCCCACTGCCAGCCAGTATTTCCGCTTCACGATGCGTCGCCCAGGCCAT